CAAGGAAACAGGCGTGCATACGGAGAAACAGGGACACTTTGAGTTCTGGGACCGTAAGGACTATGACGAAATGACTGCAATGCTCAAAAAGAAGAGAAGCGCCAATGTGATCATCATTGACTCACTGCAATACATGAACATCAATTATGACCAGTACAAAGAACTGATTGAGAAGTTCCCGAAGAAGCTCTTCATTTGGATCAGTCATGAGAGCGGAAGCAAACCGGATGGCACGACGGCCAAGAAGGTTCTCTTTAACTCCAATATCAAGATTAGAGTCCGCAACTACTACGCAGATATAGTCAGCCGGTACAGTGGCAAGCACCTATTTGACATCTGGCCGGAATACCACAACCAACTAAACGAAAAAAGTCATGGAAATCCACAACAGTGAATGGAAACGGGCGAACGGCTGCTTTTATGCCCTCGCTAACAAATGCCGGATGAGCAGTGACGATGTTCACGCGACCATCTTCCAGGCATTCGGTAAGACACACACCACAGAGCTGTCCCCGGCTCAACTGAACAGCCTATGTGATTCTCTCCGTGAACGTGCTCTTCCGGAGCATGAACAGAAAATGGACAATCTGCGCAAGCGCGTCCTCGGAGCCGTCCGAAGGTACTGCAAGGAGATGGGCTATCAGACGGACAACTTCTATCTGCTTCAGGTCATTCAGCGTGGAGGCAAACGCTTCAACGAAATGACTGAAGCAGAGCTGATGAGGAAATACAACACCTTCAACAAACTTGCACGCGACCTTCAGGCAAACCGCGAACCTATCCCCTTCGCAATAACCATCGGGGAAGCGTAACAGATAATCAACAATCAAAATCAAATCATTATGGCAGAGAAAAAAACAATCACAGCGGAACTGACCGCTGAAGAAATGGAGCTTTTGCAGAAAGCTCGTGAAGAAAAAGCCCGCAAAGAGGCAGAAGAGAAACAACAGAAAGAGATGGACCGCTATCGTGCCAACGTGGACAAACTGATAGACAAAGCAGTCCGCAAGTGCCGCAAAGCGTCAGAAACGCTCCAAGCAACCAAATTGGAAGTGATGGACATGTTCAGAGATGCCATCACCAAGAAAGAAGAGCTGCTGAAGGTCAAAGGCGACCGCCGAAGCAACACCTTCACCAACTCCGATGGAACAGCTCGGATAGAACTCGGCTATCGTGTCATGGATAACTTCGACGACACTGTGAACGAAGGAGTGGACATCGTAAATGCCTACATCGACAGCCTTGCAGTGGATGAGCCGACCGCTCAACTGGTCAGCATGCTCAAAACGCTGCTCAACGACCGCTGGAAGAATGGTCAGCTGAAGGCGGAGAATGTGCTACGCCTACGCAACGAAGCCGACAAGAGCAAAAACGAAGAGTTCAAACGCGGCGTGAAAATCATCTCTGATGCTTATCATCCTATCCGAAGCAAAGACTACATCCGCGTGGAGGTACGCGATGAAGAAACCAAAGCATGGACAGTCATTCCACTTAACGCTACAAACTGCTAAAGCTATGTCGGTACATAAAGAAAAAGAGTTTGAAACGACCCGTCTGGAGGTCTGCCGGAACTGTCATGGTACCGGCGAAGTATATGGATTCTTGGAACTGACTACATGTCCCGTCTGCGATGGCAGGCGAGTAGTCAAGAAGACGGTGAAAGGAGTGCTAACGGTCGAGAGTCTGAAAGACGTATAAAAATGAAAATGCTCCTGTACATTCCAACCATAAAAGCTGAGACACACAAGAGCGCGGTGACCAAACCGAGTGCAAATATACAACTTTTTTTTGGAATGTACAAATCTACAAGGAAAAAAGCGCAAATTGTACGTGATTTTGTTGCTAAATACTATGAAGAAGGGCGACAAGACCGTTGCAAACTGTGGGTGTACCGAAATAAGGTGCGCCCATTGTTAGGAATTGGAGAGCGTACTTTTTTCCGCTATTTAGATGAAGCACATGACCCGGAAGAAGGTGATGATAAACAACTCCAAATCGACTTTGACTTATGCGAAAACTCCCTCAAAAAGTAGGCTGGTCAATTCTGACCGCCGTGAGTGTTCTGCTCTTTGCAGCACTCATCCTGGCAGCACTGCCTTTCGTCGGAATAGGAATGGTTCTGATGGCTGTGTTTGACAACCTGTTCGAGTGGCTGAAGGAAGTCAGCCCATTCAAAAAAGAGGAAGCCCCCAAGTGAGGGCTTCTTCTCGTTTATATGAAGAACGGGCAGAACTCCATATCCGGATGGATGGTTCCCGGATCCGGCATCCGTTCTTCCCATGCGGTGGTGAAGAGTACCGTCCGGACGCGCAGACCGATGTCATTCCTGTTCTCGCTTCTGTCACCGGTTCGGATAAACGGTTCGCAGTACTGGTGCAGCTCTCCGTCACTCCCTTCAGCAACCGGTGCCCAGCTATGAATAGCGCTCACTACCTTGTGCTCCAGCGTGAAGTCTTCCAATGCCTTTTCACGGACAGCCGGTTTGCTCTTCTGAACAGACTTAGTGAAGTTAGCGTGCATAATGCGCACGCTGAAGGTTGCCCGCGCAAACTGGCTGCCTTCGCCGGCTTCCTCATAGTCGGTTTCCTCTATATCAATGAGCACCGCCGGATAATCCAAAGCCGGTTTGATGGCGGTTTGTTCCTGACCGATATAGCGGTCAATCATTCGGATGCCCGGTACTGCTTCAGCAATACGGTCTTGCAGGTCGAGCATGATTTGTGCAAATGGACTTTCAAGCATATTCAAATGGTGTTTAATGGATGTTCAAAATGCGTTTAATCTCGGTATCAATAATCTTCCGTGCTTTCTCATCCAAGGTCTTTGACTGACCTATGAACTGACGCTTGGGCAATACTACCCGATGACTTCTTCCTGCGTTCCTCGTGCCCTCGTTATGAGCAGCTGCATACGGAACATTGGAATATATGATAGCAACGCCCGGCTGGGTGCGCTTCTGAATGGACTTGTACAGGTGCATCCGGCGTGAAGACAGAGTGGCATAGGCTCTATCCGGATGCTTCGGGTCGGACTTTCGTTTGGCTGGAGTCCATGGCTTCAGGCTACCATCCATAAAGCCCTCATTCCGGAAGTTATCACGCGCAAAGTTCACCGCCTCATTACCGATCTTCACCGGCAATGTGCGAGCAATAGCACGCTTCAATTCCTCTCTTTGTGCCTGTAATTGCTTAAAAAACTGTTCTGGAGTCATTTTTTTTGCTCTAAAATTTTGATATTCCGAAAAAAAGCAGTATCTTTGCACCCAGATTCAGAAATGAATTAGGTGCGCTACGGCGTGGCCGCTTGCAGGGGAGGTTCTACCTCCTTCTGTTCTTTTATAGGGTTAATAGTATTTCCCTTCTATAAAGAGTGGCACCAATTTCCCTTTTTCATATAGCCATACCTCTGCTATTCTTGTGTTCCTCATTCGAGTTCCTACAAGTTTCTTAATATACCTGTGTGAACATCCTTTTGAGTTGTCAATGATAATCCTATCTGACTGAACCAATCCATGTGACAGCATGCGCCCTACTTTCTTCTTGCTCCATGGTCTCACAAAACTTTCATACTCATAAAACATCCCGTCAATGAGTAAATCGGGGCATTTCCTTTCGTATGGTGTACCTATCAATGAAGCATAAATATCCCTATACTTAGCATCCTTGAAGTGTACTCGTGGAGTCAAGCAGACTTCTGAGCCTTGACTGGCAAAATACCTTCCAATGGTACGCAGAGCCTTGTAGTCACTATTGTCATGTGGAATAGTATCATATTCACTTAGACTGCCTCCGTTTTTGAATTCCTTCAGCAATACTCTTTTCGGTTCCGGCTGAGGAAGGTGAGCTTCGATTGGTCTATCCACTCTCCCGCAACTGTTACAGTGCTTCCCTTGTGCCAGGTCATGCGCTAATGCCATGAGCCTATTCCCTGCAAACGGACATGTCAGGCAGCTGTTCGGATAGTACGGATGACTGTCGCTGAACACTTCCTCTGCCTTGGCGGGATTGCTCTCTAACCCCGGTGCAGGGTCTGACTTGCCATCGCTCACCGGTCTCGGTGTCGCGTCCTTATCTGTCTGCCTGAGCTCACACTTGCAGTTCCACCGGTCGCCCGGCTTGTGTTCGTCCCAGAACGGATCATCCACCGGCAGCACTGTCCCCCAGAACACCTGATGGTCTGCACCGGGATTAGGAGAGGTAGAACGAATCCACTCTAAGTTCGGATAAATATCTTTCTCCTCTTGGAACTGTTTCCATTCCGCTGCATTTTGCGCCCGGATAATGGCGGTATTGTATTCTGTTTGCAACCATGCCCGGTTCTTGTGCTCGATGTATGGTGACACATCCTTCACAAACTTGCTGAAGGGCTTGAGCTGACCATTCTCATCAATCATTTGCGCAGCTATGTCACGTTGCATCTTATGGACCCGGAAGGCAGAGAAGACATCTGCACTATGCAGAAACGCATCACGAAACGCCTCATCCGGAAGCGACACCTGTCTTTCTGAAGTGTTTGCATAACCTTCAGCAATCGCCTCATCGAAGATGCGCTTAGTCTCACGGAAAAGATGTTCTTCGATGTCGTGGTCTATGTCAACATTCTCACGATAGATGTTCAGAAGAGCTTGCGCAATAGCTTCCACGCTTATCGTGGCACCATTCTCCATCAGCGCGGGTCTCCCGTCCGCAAAATAGGCTTTGTCGAGTTCGCTGCCCCTCGTTGTCAAGGGGCGAAACCGAAAAAATCTGCAAGTGCGTGATACAGGTTCTTCTTTTTGCCCTGATTAGGCTTTTTCTCGTCTTCTGGCTCATCTTCGTCTTCTTTCTGACCATTTCCTTGTTTTGCGTTTTTGATTGCGTCCAACGCAGCCTGACGGCGTTGTTCTTGTTCTTGCTTCATCTGGTCATAGTTGTCAGGTTTGGGAATACCATAGGTTTCATAGAAATAGTCATCGTCAATAGGCACACGGTTGGCAAGCTGTGTGTCGATATTGAGCCGTGCCTGAAGCTCATATATCTTTTTCTTCTTCTCAAACTCAAAGCAACCGCCGGCAATCGGATAGCCGTACCCGGCAAGGATGTTCAGGAAGAACTCATCATTCAGCAAATTCTCTACATAGCTCAGATCATCGTCTGTGATCTCCATTTGCTGGTCTGCATGAACCTCTGCCTGGGCATAACCGGATGACTTGCTGCTGGTGGTCGTTTCACTGTTTCCGAGAATAGCCACGGACATTTCTTCGTTACAGCACTTGATGAGCCGTTCCTGAAGTTCTCCGGTGCCGTTGGAGGTCTTTCCGTCCAACATCTCGAAGTCTGCTTGCTTCGGGATCATCATCACCAGACTGGAGCCGGATTCGTCCAACGTCTTCCGCAATTCTTGTTGTGTCTTTTGGTCATAGGCATCGTATTTGACCACGCGCACCGGCTGACCGAATATCTCCACATATTGCGCAAAGTCTCCGAAACCGCTACGCTTATAGAGCGCATACATGGAGCACTGAAGGAGTTTACCGAGTTCGTAAGGTTCGCCGATGAGCAACACCATAGGCAGTCCCGATACACTCACACCTTTAGTGTCGTACTGGCTGATGGCAATCTCTCTTTTCTCCGGACGGATGTGCCGGCGGTCTATCTCATTGAAGTCGAACTTTGCGCCCACGATAAACTCCACAGCAGCGCAACCGTAATAGATTCTGTCCATGAATATCTCTAACAGACGCTTGAATTTAGCGGACTTGATGAGTTCATCCATCGCGTCCACCTTCTTGCCTGAAGCGTCGAGGAACATGAGCCGTTTGTTAGTCACGGCTTTGGTTCGTTTATCCAGCAATCCGGAAAGATGGCCGTCTATTGTTACCACATCATGGTAGAGGTCATAAAGCTGGTACCGGTTAGGCAACTGAATGGACTCTGCGCGTTCTATCGCTTTTTTCAGTTTGCCCACATCCTTGCGGTTCCTGTCCGGAGCCACAAGTTTGATTTCTTGGACTATGACACTGGGCTTAGCTGAAGCCGGTGCCGGTGTAGTATTATCCTTTTTCATATCAGAAGAAGTTTTTGCGTTTCGGATTGGATGACCATGTTACACCTATTGCATTGGATTCGTCTTCAGGCGTCTCAGGATCATCTTCTACATAGTGAAGTTCCGTCAGATTGTTATGACCATCCCGAATATCCTCTAAAAGCCGGATAGCTTGTTTGTAGTCTTCGCGGTAAAGTTCTGTGTCAACATTCGGACTGGCTTGACGGATGAGGTAGTAGCAGGCAATGACAATGATGATCTGCTCCAATGCCGGACATTTGACGGTAGGAGCCACCACCGGTTCGGAACTGTCATCGCCGAACACCTCTTTCAGGTTGTATTTGAATAGATAGGTAGCTGCCAAAGACTGGGCAGCCAATATCTGCATTTTCACTACATCGTCATCATCTCTTGTGATGAGGTCGCAGATTTCCGCATATAGCGCACTCTGCTGGAGTTGTTCAACAGTTACAATCATAGCTTTTTGCTGTTTTTACGTTTGACTGAATAGATGCCGGTAGAAGCAAGAACGGCTGCACGTTCTTTCAGTTTGAACACACCGCCTTCTACCATATCGGGACCGTCCATGCGTTTCTGCTTTGGGGAGAAGGCTTTGAACTGGCTCTTCAGACGTTTCATATCCGGATCATCTTTCTCCGCTTCATTGAACACCATGAGCCCGGCACGATTGATAGGCTCCAGAGTGCCTTCTATACGTGTGTACTTATCTTTTTTATCGCGCGTGTCCGGAATAAAAGGAAGCAACACACCACGTTTCTTGCACTCATTGAAGATGGCCGGCTGAAGCACCTGTTCATAGAATGGTGCCTGAAGAGAGTTGTTTTCAATCCACACTTTCACTTCAGAAGCTCCGTAATATGTTGCCCATTGGTAGAGGTCAAAAAGGGCTTCCACAAAATGTTGTGTGGACATGGTGTTCACTCTGACCTTGGCAATGTAGAAGACATTGTCTTTCATCAGTAGCACACCGATAGCCTTGTATGATCCTTGCGAGACATCCTTGTTACTGGTTGCAGGGTCCGCATATATCAAGCACTCACAATGCTTCAGAGAAGGAATCTTGCCATCCTTCAAGTCTGTGAAGATGTCACCCTCGTCCATTGGATTGTTGAAGTACTCCTTTTGACCCGAAGCATAAGAGATTGTCTTCAGAACACGGTCAATGTCTTCTTCGCTGTTCTTTTCCGGCCATGAAGACTTGCCGTCTTTATTCCGGATGTTCACAATGTCAAACTTATCGCAGAAGTCAGAATCACCCAAGTACTTTATCATGCAGTTGTCGCTGATGATGTTTCCGTTCACTAAAATGAGTGTCGGATTAGAGATAGATCGTGTCGGAATAAGAGCTTGTTCTAACCACGCGATTTTCTTTTTCATGATGTCCTCATTGCGGCACTCTTCATCGGTGTCAAAGTCATCAATCAAAATGACATCCGGACGTTTCTCATTATTACGGGTACCACGTGGCGACTCTCCCCAACCGAGAGCCCGGAAAGAACATCCTGAGCGAGTGACGAATTTGTCTTCAGTCCACTGACCAAGGTTCTTTTGAATACCATAGTCCTGTTCAACGCGGTTGTTTGCCTCAAAGAAGGCTTTGAATGGTGCTAATAGCAGAACGGCATTGTCATGACTATTGGAAACAAGAAGCACATTGTGTTTTTTGCCGGTCAGAGCCATTTTGCTTATTTCCATCATAGAACGAGCGGACTTTGCCAGTTCACGCGACCACGCACGGACTTCAAACCATTCCGGATGAGCGAACACGCGTCGAGTAGCTGCTTTGTGGAAGGCTGCCGGTTCTGCGGTACAGTAGTTTGGAAAGTAGTACTTAAACCATGCTTCGTTGTCTTTCTCCAGTTTGTTCTTGCGTGAAAGGCGTTCACCCTGCGTTTCGCGTGGATTGATAGGTGTGGAGTTCCTGAAGTTGTCGCAGTATCGCTGAAACATCTCCAAATAGTCCCGGTCGGTAGCTTTACCTAATCTTGCCATTTTTGCTTCTCAATTTGTTCGTTTACGAAAGCATTGAAGAATTCAACCACCTTTTGCGCCAGATCTGAATCCAACGGCTTCAGGAAGTCGCAGAAGTCCATTGCAACTTGAATAGTCTGAGCTACGTTGTAGCGTGATTCCAAGTCTTTGATGTCATTGATGAGTTTTCGCCTTGCATCAGCCTCTTTGGATGTGGCTACTTTGTAACCCTCTTTCTCCCGGATCATACGATTGAACTCTTCCAGTTCATCATATAATTCAGAAAGGCGCTGCTTCTTTCCTGTGAGCAGGTTTTTCTTTAGAGAATCCCAGTTGTCATCTTTAGACCAATTTGTGATTGTCTGAACGGAAACACCCAACTTCTGAGCTATTTCCTTTTTCTGGAGTTTGCCCTGAAGAAAGAGAATCTGAGCAATCTCTCGTTTGCTGTTTGTCTTGTCTGCCATATTGAAAAAACATAGTAAATCGGCTGCAAAATTACTGCTTATAGTGCTGATTTGGAAATATCTATGCCAGATTGGCAGTGATAGTTTGAGGCGTGGCGAATAAGCAGTACTTTTGCGGACAATTTCTCAACAATACTGACATGATTAGCGGTTTGAAGTATGATAAAAAAGACGGTATTCAGCTTGCCATCGGTGACGGAAACTGGTATATGTTTTATGACAAAAGCAAAAACTTTCGGAAAGAACATCATTTCCATGAGAAGAGGATTATCAATGGCATCTTATATTGTCGTGTCATAGGACGCTTGGTCTTCATCAAGGATGTTCCGATGAAATACAGAATGTTGTGGGATAAGCCATCGGTTCAGACTGAGCGCGATGAAAATGGCAATCTGAAACGATTGACAATCCTGCACCCCTAAACGCACACCTAAAAACCATATAAACTATTTTTGACTGATGATTAAAGTTGACAAAGAATTTCTGTTAACTGATGAGACGGTGAACTGCTACGGCTACCGTCTTATGACATCCGGTTTGCTGCTTGAACGCTTTGAACCACCTATCGGTTTTTTTATGCACGATAGGGAACAAGGCGTGGCTGTCAAGTGGGATGACCTCGTTATCCGTGACGGTGCCTTGTATGGAAAGCCTGTAGTGGATGAGAAACGTTTTCCAGACCTTCCGAAACAGATTGAGGATGGTTTCTATGCAGCTGCTTCCGTTGGGCACATTGTGGCATTGGAATGGAGTGATGAACCAAATATGAAACTCGAGGGACAAACCGGTCCAACAGTAACAAAATGGTTTCCGCGTGAATGTTCTATTGTGGACATACCAGGCAACTATAACGCAGTAGCGCAAAACAAACTATTCGATGAAGGAGGAAATGTCCTTCTTGATCTATCTGATAACATCCAAAATCCATCATTTATGAACAAACCTGCAATTCTGGTGGAGGCTCTCTTTGCATTGAGCCTTCCGAACCTTGCTGCCGATGCAACACCGGAGCAAGCCCTGGAGGTTATCCGCGAGCTCGCTGCAAAAGCAGCAAAAGCTGAAGGCTTTGAAGCGGAAGTTAACAACCTCAAAGCAGAGTTGGCAAACTTGAAAGAGGCGACCAACTCAGAGAAAATCAATTCGCTTGTGGAGAAAGCTTTGTCAGACCACAAAATCAATCAAGCAATGGCTGACAAGCTGAAGGCAGACTACAAGTCCAACGCAGAAGGACTGAAAGCACTGCTCGACACCATGCCCGTTCAGGCTACTATCTCCAGCCAACTGAAGGCAGAAATTCCGGAGAAGTACCAAGGCAAGACTTGGAATGATCTCTATAAGTCAGGCGACTTAGCTGACATCAAGAAAAACTATCCGGATTTCTATAAAGAGCTGAAGGAAGCTCACGAAAAGTAATCCCCCATTTGTTGAACCTATAAACATTTTACAACATGAGTCCAATTCCTGTTCAAGTGTTTCGCGATTATATAATCGAGAAACTTCGTAAAGTCAACCCATTCTTGGCGTTCGCAATCATTGAGACTGCTTTTGTTCTCGGTGGTGCCGTTGTGCACATCCCTAATGCCGGTGCATCGCCTACAGTAGTCAAGAACCGCTCCACGTTCCCCGCTACAGCTGTGCAGCGCACAGATAGTTTTGTAACCTATGCTCTGAACGTGTTCACTACCACACCGACGTTCGTCACATGGCATGAAGAGAACGAGATTTCCTATGACAAGACAGATTCCGTTCTCAACGATCATGTGCAGACGCTGATGGAAGCTGTAGGAGATGACATCCTCTATGCGTGGGTAACCGGTATCAAGGCAGATGGTACGAATGATACAATTCCAGCTAAGAATATCATCAAAACAACCGGTAGTGCTGTAGCTGCTACAGAAGATGGTCAGACAGGCAACCGTAAGGCGTTTACTTATGCCGACCTTGCAAAAGCACAAGCCTTGATGAATAAGATGAATGTACCCAAGACCGACCGCTATGCACTCTTGGAGAGTTACCAATATCAGCAACTCATAGACAGTCTTTCAAGCAATCAGATGGCAGCTTTCCAACAGACTGCTGACATCGCCAATGGTATTGTAGGACGTCTTGCCGGCTTCAACATTCTGGAGCGTTCCAGTGTGCTTGCTTTCAATGGCAATACTCCTATCGCTCCCGGCACTGCTTTAGGAGCTGCTTCTAACCTCGGTGCTTTGTGTTGGCAGAAGGATAGTGTAGCTTTGGCTCTTGGTGATATTAAGCCGTTCCAAGATGATGATAATCCTCAGTACTATGGCGACATCTTCAGTGCTGCTGTGAAAGCCGGTGGTCGTTGTCGTCGTCAAGACTGGGCTGGCGTGATTGCAATCGTACAAGACGCTGTTGCCTAATGAGAAAGATTGACGGTATAATCATCCACTGCTCCGCGACGCCGGAAGGACGCGATGTCAGTGCAGCCACTATTCGCCAATGGCACAAAGCCAAAAACTGGAACGACATCGGCTATCACTACATCATTCGTCTGGACGGCACTGTGGAACAGGGAAGACCGGTTGAACAGCCCGGAGCGCATTGCACCGGACACAACCAGACAACTATTGGAGTGTGCTATATCGGAGGTGTCGCAAAAGACGGAAAGACCCCGAAAGACACAAGGACAGACGCGCAGAAAGCGGCATTGCTGGAGCTGGTCAAACACCTTCAGACTGTTCACCGGATACCGTCATCTAACATCTTCGGACATAACGAATTTGCAAACAAAGCCTGTCCGTCTTTTGATGTACAGGCGTGGAAAAAGGAGGTGAAACTATGACAACTGTTGAAATCATTCTTGCAATACTCAACATTCTCCTTGTTTCCGGAGGGCTTGTGGTATTGGCAACAATTAAAAGCACTGTCAAAACCTCCAAAGCCAATGCACAGGGAGCCGGAACAGATGCCAACGACAAACTCATGAAGTCCTACGAAGAGCACATCCTCAATCCTGTGCTCAAAGAACTTCAAGAACTTCGCAAGGAACGTGAGGAATGGCATCAGGAGCGCGACAAACTGCGTGAGCAATTATCCCAAACAACCGAAAAACTGACTAAAAGCAATGAGAAGACCAACCGCAAACTGGACAGGCTTACCAAAGCCATTGAGAGGATTCCTGAATGTGAGTATTCTCGCAATCATCAGTGTCCTGTCTCTCTGGAGCTGCGCAAGTCGGAAACCGATTGTGCAGAACGTCGAGACGGTCAGAACTGAACGCGAGATCATCAGAGACACAAACATCATTGTCCTTCCGGACAGTGCAACCATCAATGCGCTTTTCGAGTGCGATAGCCTCAACCGTGTTGTGATGACAGAGAATGAACGCATCAAGGGGGAGCGGATCACTCCTGACATCAAAACACAGTCCAATCCAGATGGCTCTATGCAAGTGGACTTCTCATGTCATGAAGACAGCCTGACATTGGAACTCCAACTTCGTGACAAAATCATTTCCGAATTGCAAGCTACCATCCAAACACTGGAGGTCGAAAAGCATCTTGGCAAATGGGATTCCTTCTGTATCGTCTGCGGTTACATCCTCATGGGACTGTTTGCCCTGATCATAATCATTTTTGTTGTTAAACTATTTATCCGATGAAACGATGAAAGAGAAACTCAAAGACCACTTCAACCGCTACAAGAATGCGGATGTGGCATACGTGGCAGGAGAAACTATCTTCCTGACCGAACAAGCAGCCCTCTCTTATGGTAAGGGCGAAGTCAAGAAAATAACCCGTGCAGAAGCTTTTGCAAAAGACCCAAAAAAGGCAGAGAAAGCTCCTGACACTAAAAAGGAGGAATAAACTATGCCATTTCCCGGAGTAAATGTCAATGTGGGGAACGGCAATCTGCTTCGCCAAATCGCCGTTCTGGATGCAGTACCCGCTTTAATGGTTACTGTCAATACCACTGCACTGGTCGCTGCTCTCTTGGAGGTGTACAGCCTTGCGGATGCTGAATCCAAAGGCATCACTGCCGAAGCAGAACCTTTCGCACACAAACTGCTCGAAGAGTACTACAACGAACTGGGAGGAAAGCAACGCCTCTTCCTCTTCGGAACGGATGCATCTATGACAATGGCAGAAGCACTCACCGCTTCTGAAGCTAACGGTGTGAGCAAACTGCTTCGTCTCGGATTGGGAGAAATCAATCTGGTGGCTATTGCTCGCAAACCGGCTGCCAACTATAATCCCGGAACTGCGTTCCTTGATGCGGACGTGGCTGCTGCTGTTACTGCAAGCAAGTCCGTAGGTGAAGCTATGCAACGAGCAAACACACCTATTCGTTTCTTCATAGAAGGACGTGTGGCTGATGCCGGCAAGACGAATGCCTATAAACCGAACGAGGCGACGAATGGCTTTGCCGGTGTCGTTCTCGGTGGTACCGCCAACGATGGCAGCGCAGCTGTCTCTTTAGCTCTGGCTCGTGCCTGCAAATATGGTGCACACATCAAGTTAGGAAGCGGAGAAAACGGGGCTTTGTCTGCAAGTCAGATTTACATTGGCACAGACAAACTCGAAGACCGCGTGGATATGGAGACGCTGCATGATGCCGGATTCATCACTTTCATGCATCGTCCCGGAAGTGCCGGCTACTTCTTCGGTGTGGACAATATGTGTTCCAAAGATGACTTCCATATTCTGGTGCATGGCCGCGTGATCGACAAAGTGCAGCGCATAGCTGTGGAGGCTTACCAGCCATACGTTGAGAACGGCATCCGGATGGAACCAGATGGCTCTATCAATGCAACGGAAGCCGCTGACATCGAGGCAACGCTGAAGAATGCAATCCTCGCTAATATGAGCGAACAAATTTCACAAGTGGATGTCAATGTGCCAATAGACCAGGATGTCATCAATTCATCCTCTCTTTCGGTCGAAGTCAAAGTCATGCCGCTTGGCTATCTCTCTTGGATTACCGTCAACCTCGGCTTGGCTGCAAACCTCTAAACTCTGACAGATTATGAATGTACATATCAAATCAAGTGAATATGCCTGGCACCATACCGAGGTGAAACTGGCAGGAAAGATTCTCACTGGCATTACCGCGTGGGAACTGAAGAAAACTACAGAAAAGGAAGCACTCTATGGTGCCGGTCAACATGCCATTGACATTCAGTCCGGCAATATAGCTTGTACGGGAAGCATCACCCTCTGGGGCTATGAACTGGATCGTCTGGAGCAGGCTGCACAAGCTGCCGGTTATGATAGCATTCAGGATGTTCCTCATGAACTGCTTTCAATAGTAGTATCTGCTCGCAAACTGGCTAAAGACCCTATCACGACATGGATAGCTTCAGGAGTGTCATTCTCCGAAACAACTGACACAATGGCGCAGAATGATAAAAAACGTGAATGTCCGTTGCCGTTCATCTGCATGGATATTCAGAAGAAGACAATCACCCTCTAATCTCGTAAGTGTATGAAGACAGAAAATCAAAAACAATCAACTGCCCTCGAAATGGCGGAAGCTAAGTTTGGCAAATCCAAACTGGATGAAGTCAAAGCACTGTACAATGGACGCAGAATCAATGTCATCGCGGTGGAAGACAAAGTTGCGCTGCTGGGACCGCTAACGGCTAAGGCTTTGGGCAACTATACACGTTCAGTTATTGATTCTGATAGAGGTATTGATGTTGCTTCTAAAGAGCTCATAAACGAGCTTTGGATTGCCGGCGATGATGAGATTCGTGACGATGAAGACTACTTCATCAGTGCGATGATGGAACTCCAGAACATTATAGAACTTAAAAAGAGTTCTTTTTGCAAGCTGTAGAGCAGGGGAAAAAGGCGGACGGCATTCAACAGCTCACCGCCTTTGCTCTACACTACTACGGTCCCCAAGCTGAAGACTGGGATTTGGACACTCTCGGTTATAGGGCAGGCATAGCATTAAAGAATACAGAAAAAGAATCTATCAAACTGACATGAGCAATTTTGTAGAATATGCAATGAGGATGAAGGACATGATGTCCGGACCGCTTGGCAAGATTGCCGATGCGTATGACAACGTAAGCAGACATGCTGAAAAAGCAGGTCAGTCTTCTTCCTTATTCTCCAAGATGGCAATGGGAGCCTTCGGACTCAATAACATTCTTGGAGCTGCCAGCGGTGCAATTTCTGCCGCTAAGGCTGTAGGTTCTGCGATTGGCGAAACAATGCAGGCTTCACTCGATAGACAGCAACTGCAAGTGTCCTTTGATGTCCTCACTGGAAGCAAAGAAGCCGGTGGAAAACTCACAAAAGAACTGGTTGACCTTCAGAAGAACACCATCCTTGGCTCGGAAGTATTCAAGAATGCACAAACAATGCTTAGCTTTGGTTTCAAAGATACCGAGATTATTGACAACATGCGCATGCTTGGAGATGTCTCCATGGGTGATGCTGACAAACTCAATTCCCTTACACTGGCTTTCTCTCAGATACGTTCTGCCGGCAAACTTCAGGGGCAAGATCTTCTGCAACTCATCAATGCAGGATTCAACCCTTTGGAAGCTATGGCACAGCGCACAGGAAAGAGCATTGGCCAGCTGAAGGATGAAATGGGGAAAGGCAACATCACTTTTGAGATGGTCCAACAGGCTTTCAAAGACGCTACAGGCGAAGGTGGCAAGTTCAACAATATGTTGGGCACTATTGCCAAAACGGATGCCGGAATGAAAGCTCAGTTGTCTGGAGGTTTCAATGAGCTGAAGATTAAAGTGGGCGATGCCTTCGCGCCTCTCACCCATCTTGGTCTTCAGCTGGGCACAAAACTTCTTCCGCTGATGGAAAGGATGGTTGAGCCTTTGGCCGATGGAGTGAAGAAAGCTGTCTCCGGAATAGAGAACCTTCTTTCCAAAGCCCAAACTATGAAGGGCTATTTTGACCAGGTGGCACAGCCTCTTGTCTCAATGTTCAATAACATCCGGGAAAACCTTTCCGGATTAGCGGATTATCTGGAGCCGGTTCGTTCCATTATCGTTGAACACATTTGGCCGGCAATCACGCACATGTGGAATGTCGTTTCCGGAATGGTCAATGATGTCGTTCAGTTCGTCGCACAGTCAGAACTTCTGAAGGATGTCTTTTCGTTCATCGGAAAGATTGTTGGAGGTATATGGGATATGATTAGCGGGCTGACCGATGCAGTCAAATGGCTGTGGAATAACATAGTCATGCCTATTCTAAACGGCATAGAAAAGGCATACCGTTGGATAAAAGGCTCCGAGATGAAAGGAGGCTCCAATAAGCCACTGGCAGCTACACCGGTTCAGACGAAAGCCGAGACAGCAAAGCAGAACGAAACCACGCAGAAACTGACCGAGATAGCCAAGAACACAAAGGCTAATCAGACAGCAGCTGCTTCAGGTAGTAAAGCGGTCGCAAGTGCCGGTCCAAAGGTGGTGAACATCAATGTTCAGAAGTTTTTTGACAATATCAATTTCAACACAACTTCGCTACAAGAGAGTTCGGCTAAGATAGAAGACGTTGTTCTTGAAGTCCTGAGCCGTGTCCTCGTACAGGCGGCAAGCACTACGTAACTATGGCACACATCGCAACAGACCTTCTTGAATTATACAAGACCTATTTTCAAGGACCGTATGTCTTTGAACCCAAGATAGAACAAGACTTCTCAGGAACGCGCTTTGATGCTCCTTACAAAGAGCAGTACAAAGGCAGGGATGTGTTTCTCCCTATTAAGCTTTCTGACGGAGATACTGAAGTAAACATTCCATGTGCAACCTTGCGCGTGACCGGGCAGAAGACAATCATCCGGACACCGGTTGCAGAGCGTATTGGTACCGTCAAGGAGATGTTCAATATCGGGGACTATCAGTTTGCCATCAAAGGTGTGCTAATAGCTCCAATCGGAAAAGTTGCTCCGGATGATGATATGTACCGACTGCGAATGCTCTTTGAAAGTACAGCCCCGGTTCAACTCACAAACGCGCTCAGTGATCTCTTCATGGATGACAGCCGGAATGTTTGTATAACGGACATTGAGTTTCCGGAGGTGGAAGGCAAAGAACTACGCTGCCGCCCTTTCACCCTTACTTGCGAATCTGACAGCGTGACCAACTTGATTCAGGAATAATGTTCACTCTTACATCTGACATACAGATAGGACAGTATAAGGTAAAGCCTTCTGCTGTGGAATGGAAGGCAGGAACAGGCACATTCACGGACACATGTAGAATAGTCCTTCCTCTTTCGCCATTCGTGAAGCATGAGCTGCCAATGACGGAGCATGTCAATGGCATCGCTGAAACTGCTTCAGGTGTGGCTATGCGGAATTTCAATGAAGCTCCGTTCCGAAAGGGGGATAAGGTCATTGTGCGTCTGGGATATAACGGACGCAACGAAGAAGTGTTCCGGGGCTTTGTAAATGTTCTGAACTACGCCGATCAAATGACAGTAGAGTGTGAAGGCTACAGCCACCAGTTACGAACGAAATACTTCAGCAAGTCATACAAGGCTACTACACTGAAGAAACTACTGACAGACCTCATCTCCGGAACTGACATAAAACTTTCCCCGTCATGCGATGATATTCCTCTTCAGGATGTCTGGTTCAAAAACGCTACAGGGCACAAGGTTCTGGAGTGGGTGCAGAAAGAACTATGCTGCCGTGTGTGGTTTGATGGTGAATATCTCTACACAGGTGCGTCAAAATACGTCAATCCAAATCCGACCAGACAGACCAAAGATGTGAAAGTAAAGATTGGCTGGAATACTGTCAGCGCGGATGATCTGAAAAAGCAAATAGCTGAAGAGGTAGAAATCAATATCGTTGAAAAGGATGCTGCCGGCACAACGAAGAAGACAAAGCCGGAAAGCAAAAAATACAGCAATGTAAAAGAAGTGAAAGTTCGTGCCGGACTACCGGCGAGCTTCTTGCACAAAGCTGTTAAAGAATTACAACAGGAGAAAGACTGTGAAGGCTATGAGGGAAGCATCGTCCTGTTTGGAGAACCTCATGTGTGGAAAGGTGACAAAGTAACCGTTTCAGATGAGAGGTTTCCTGAGCGCTCCGGTAACTATTTTGCCGAAGAGATAGAAGGCTCTTATGGAGAGGGCGGATTTCGCCAAAAAGTAAAATTGCGCTACTATGGCAAAAACTGAGGAAGATATAAGGAGAGATTTATCCAATGCACTGAAAGGGAAGCCGGTGACTGTTCTTGCTGAAGTGAAGAGCGTGGACCAAACCGCAAGAACATGTGACATTGACGATGATGGTGTCATTATGTATGGTGTTCGCCTCCAGTGTATCACCAACGGCAACACCGGTATTGTCATATACCCGAAGACCGGTTGTCAGGTGCTTTGTGCCAGGATTGAGGAAAGTGATTACTATTCTGTTGTGCATGCCTCGGAGATTGACAAACTCGAAATAAAGATACAGGATAAGAGTCTCACAGCTGATAGCAATGGCTTTGTCTTCAATGGAGGCTCTATCGGAAGCGTCAAAGCAGACAAAATGGTTGAGTGGATGATGAAGGTCTTTTCGGATTTGCAAACGCTCACGACACTACTTTCTACATCTGCCGTTGCCGGTAATGGGTCACCGTTGGCAATCGTATTCACACCAAAGACCCCGCAACCGCAACTGAGTGACTTCGCTGATGACGCACTCAAACACTAATTAAACACCGTTCAAACACCGATTAAATGAATGATATAGCACTAACATCCGAACTGGAGCTGAAGGTCATCAATGGAGACCTGGCAGTGGAAGAAAACCTGAAGCAGGCTCAACAGCTGCTTCTTGGTACCAACAAAGGAGAATGGAAGCAGAACCCCTCAATGGGCGTCGGTGTGGTCAATTATCTGGAAACGGCTTCTGTGGACCGATTGAGCCGTGAGATACGTGAGCAGTTTTCACGTGATGGAATGCGCGTGAACAGCGTCAAAATAACAGGTACAACATTAGACGTGGAAGCAGAATGGAAGTAACAATGAACGGGCAGAACCTGCTCGACATAGCTTTGCAGGCTACTGGAGACGCTTCTTCAGCTTTGGCTTTAGCCATCGCTAACGGTCTCTGTCTGACGGATGATCTGGAGGTAGAGCAGACCATTGAAGTGCCTGCTGAAATTGATGGTGATGCCAATGTTCGGGCGTTCTATCGTGAGCGCAATATACACCCGGCAACCGGTGTCACAAAAACAGATGAATCAACGTCCCCATTCGAGGGTATCGAATACTGGGGCATAGAAATAGACTTTATAGTTTCATAACCTATGGCACGATCAATCGACACAATTTTCAATGACATGGTGACCCAAAAGAACAGCGCACCGGCTTTGAGTTCACTCACCTCTTCTTCAGCAACCGCTATCTGGAGACTGCTTCTCTACGTGGTGGCATTTGCTATTTATGTGCATGAAGCACTTTGGGATGAGTATAGGAAGGAAGTGAACACAACTATTGATGAGATGATTCCGCACCGTCCTAAATGGTACCGGGACAAAACGCTGGCTTTTATGAAAGATAAGACGCTCATCCCGGACACGGATCGTTATGATACAACCGGAATGACAGAAGAGGACATTGACGCTGCAAGAGTTGTAAAACATGCAACGGCTAATGAATCCAACCAGTCTTCACTCCTGGTCATCAAAGTGGCAGGTGTGGATCAAGATGACTCATCCAAACGCGCACCTATTCAGTCGGAAGAAGCCGTGCAACTCGCAGCATACCTTCAGGAGATTAAAGATGCCGGTGTTCGTATTTCTTTAGTCAATGAGGCTGCTGATGAGTTCCGCTGTGAAGTGAAT